ATCTTATTCCAAATAAGAAAAGAAAAAGTGGCAACGATTGTGATCGGTATTTAATTATTGACTGGACACCTGACGAGGCAAAAAAGGCTGCAAAATGGTTATTAGATCAAGCGGATGCTTGCGAAATGCCAGCAGGTTCAACGATTAGAAAATACAGTTCTAGAACTGATTATGAAGAGATTGCAGGTTTCACAATGTTTGGCAGCCAGTGGTCAATTAATCCTGATTCTGAAGAAGAATGGGAAGATGGCAGAGGCACGATTGCGCCAAGAGCCTAAACTTATACACCCCTTTTAACTAAGGGGTTTTTTCTTATGAATTTTATAGACTGGTTAGGATCTTTTTTTGTTTATAAAAGTCCAAAAGAAGGAGAAGGCTTTAAAAGGTTTTTATTAACCTTATCAGCTAAAAAATTACGTGCATTAGCTGGAACTACCACGCACTACAGCAAAAAAAAACTTGTTGAAATTTATTTAAAAAACAATGCCATCAACCCCAAAATTTAAACTAGAAGATCAAGTCATTAAAAAGCAAGTTAAAAGTATTTGCTTATCTTTAGGAACAACAACTGGAACAATCACAGAAGTTAAAGAGAAGTTCAATATAAGGGGCCGTATTTGTTATTACTACGGCGTTAAATGGCCTGATGGAAGACGATCAGAACACGCCCAGCACATATTGGTACCAGCTCCTTAGTCTTTACAAATCAAGTATTTTTCTTAGCCAGTTTTTAAACGTAGGTTGTTTTACAGGGTTTTGTAAGCAAGCAATTTTTGCTTTGCACTTTGCTATCTCTGTTAAACAATTAGCAATAAATTGTGATTGGTGAAAATAACTTCTTTCAACTGCTTCACAGTGTTTTATTAATTGTTCTTTAGATGCACCTTCTTGAAACCATCTAATCTTTTTCTCCAGCTCCAGTTCTTGTTCTACTGTTGCGGGTTCCATTAGTTGATCTAACAGAACAAATTGCTCATCTAAGTTCTCCATCTAATTCTTTACCTTTAGCAGCTAACCCAGTGTAAACACCATGAAGCTTATTGTCAGGTAAGTGCCTGCCGTCTAAAACGTACCAGCGTTCAAGATCTAAGACTCTTTTTTTGTCTTCCTCTAGCCATTCTGTTTTATAAAAGCTCATTGCAAAGTTGTTGTTGAGTTTGGAAATAGTCTTGCTTGTAAAAAGTTTACAGCTTGATCATCAAGTGTATTTGTAGTCTGTTTAGCTGCTGCTTTCAACAGGTTAAGTAACAGTTTTTTACCTGCTTCGCTACGCAAAAAAGCATAAAGAATTGGCAGAAAAGGCTTGAATAGTTTTCGCATAATTAGACTCACTCTTCACAATCTTATATAAAACCGCTACATTTGGCTTGGTGATCCCCATACACCCCAGTTAAGCCTCCCTAGACTCGCAAAGCAGAGGGGGGTTTTTCTGTTGCAACCAATAATGAACTTAGCAGGGTTATGGAACAAAAAACCAATTTATGTTTCTGCTCACACTGTCTTGAAATAAGACGACAACAAGCAAGATTACAGGAGTTGAACAAGAACAAAAAAGCCGCTAAATTATCTGTGTAATTTACTCATCATTCAAGTAAGTTATTAAACATCTGATAAAGGGATTAGATGTTCATAAGACCCCTTGACGGTTAGAGGCGTTGAGGGGTTTTATTTTTTCCCAGTGTTTTACTAAGGTTTGTAATTCTTTAATTCTTGCTTTTGCTCTTGCTATCTGTTCCTCCATCCGTTTGGGTTTCTCTTAGTTCCTTCTAATCTAGCAACGTCCTTCTCTATGGCTGATAATCGATGAAATATTTCTCTAAAATTACCTTGAGAGCGATTAGAACGGTTTGAAATAACCATCAACAGACCAGAAATAGCTGCCCCAATTAGTGCTGCAAGTAGTTCTTGAGGCATTTTTAACCTTTTATGTGTAATCTTAGAATATTGCTGTTATTTTTTCATGCCTGAAAAATCAACCCCAGACAAAAAAATTTTAGAAGAAGAAGACACACCAGCCTATCAAGAAATGGTTTTGTTCTATCTCTCTACAGGGGTGAAAACTGTTCTAATAGCTTGGTGTATTACCATAATTTCATTAGCCTATATCAAGTTACCTGATAGCAAATGGTGGGTAGCTGATCAACGAATTGATGCAACTTATGCGGCTGGAATTTTGGGGGGTCTTTTAGGATCGCTCGGAGTTACTGTTGCAAATCAAGGGAAGAAAAAAGAAGAGAAGAATGGAAATGGTAAAAAAGTAGAAAACGGTAGCGGTTATCAAACAATCATTATCAAACAACCTATAGAATTAATCACTAGAAAACCAGACGTTATTCGAGTTGATCCCATTAGTGGGAAAAACGTAAAGAATGACGGATCTTTAGAACCATGAAAAAATTTCTAATTTTGCTACTTCTAGCGAGTCCAGTGCAAGCAGATATGAGGCACTCAATAACTACATCAGCAAAGATTCAAGTTGACGCTGCTTACAGCTCGGCTGAAAGAATTGGAACGACTTACAGCGTTACAGGCAATAACGTGACTCCAAGTACAACCGTTGGAGGCACTACTACTTCTGGGGCTATCGGAGGATTGACTGCTGATAGTGTCACTTCAGGAGTCCCTGCAATTGTAGACACGGATTTCACGATAACTACAGCAGGATCAGCCGTAAGTCTCACAGAAAGCCTAGTGGTTGGCGATTCTATTCAAAGTGCAACTACGGTGACTGGAGGTGTGGTTCCTGCATTGCCTTCACTTGGGGTTACTGTTACAGGTTCTGGAGGAGTTTCAGGAGGCACTATCACTTCTCTTAGCTCTGGTGTTCATACCTGCGCTGGCACAATGGGAGCAGGTTCTAGCTGTACGGCACAGACCATAGTTGAATCAGTTGTGGATTAGTTTTGAAGCGTTATTTACCTCTGTTGTTGTTATTAAATAGTTGGCAAAAGCCAGTTATAGCAGTGCCTGTGGTGCCTAATTTTTCTAGCGGGTCTATGTCAGCCGTCACACGTACCACTCAAAATATTACAGAAAATATAGTTTCGACAGATTATAATACTGGTCATTCTCTATCTATAACAGGGACAAATTTAGAAATAGATGGATCAACACTATTACCTGACCCTACAACTATTAACCAAACTGTAAATGGAACGACTTACCAATGGACTGGAGCCGATCTAACAACAATGCCAAATGTATCAATCAAAAATGCAGGGGCAGCGTTTCAACTTCAAATGTCATACCAAGGAAGTGGACTTGCAAATATTACAAATATAACAAGGCAAACTCAGGTAGAAAGCGTTACAGAAACTACCTCTACATTTTCTCAATAATATTTGCACTTAACCCTTTAAAAGTATTAGCAAATACCTCCCAAACCGCAGCTCCTGTAGCCAATTCCAGTGGTTCAGTGACCAATATGGCTATACAATCTTTGCAAGGTAATATGATACAAAACCAGTATGGCAATGGAATAGTTTGTCAAGGGCCAATGTTAACAGCATCACCATTCTTAACTGATAGGAGGGAATGTGTCAGGGGCCAATGCTTACGGCTTCCCCCTTCCTAACCGACAGCTTCCAGCAACAGCTTCCACATGAATATTGGTACTCCTCGCCAGTGTATGACGATGATGGAAATGTTATTTATTACCAAGATGTAAGGACTGGTCAAAAAGATTCTGCAAGTTTAAATTGGGGATTTTCAATTACATTTAGTCTTCCATTAGATAATTCAATACAAAAAAGATGTAAGAAAGCTGCTGATACTCAAATAGCGATCCAAGAACAAATCCTAAAAGACAAAGAATTATCGTGGCACGTTGCTCGTCTTAAAGAGTGTGGTCAATTAAAGCTCTCTGGTGTGGAATTTTCAAAAGATTCAGTCTTCTACTCATTATGTGAAGATGTCCGTGTTCTTCCAAAGATGGGACAGGTCTTACCTCATAGACATAATATCCCACCTATTTCTTCTTCTTCTTCAGAGGAGGAAGTCCCCGTTTCTCCCGATAAGAAATAGTTCTTCTTTCAGATAAGTTTGGACGTTTCACTTTCTTACCTAATATCTTCTTGATTTGCTTGACAACCCTTTGTATGACTGGCTTTACAAGCTTAAGTAGTACGGGTGTACTCAATGCAGCAGTGGTAGCCACAAGAGTAATTCCTCCAGTTTTTACCACTTGTGGAACGGTTGGAACAGCATCGATTATTTGTTGTTGAACACTTAATTTTTTATATCTAGTTACACAACGGTTTCCTACTAATTCATACTTGATAATTTGTTTAGTACCTTCTTCTACTTTTGAACCAATCGGCAAAGCATCAGGAGGAGGACAATCTGTGGGCTTTGCTTGCGGTACTTCTGGTGTTGCAGGGGTTTCTGGTTGTTCGTATCGTTGAGGTTTTGATTCTTCTGTGTAGATAAGTTCTTCAGGCACATAATTCATTGCGTCATAGGACGGATATTGTGCATCACACAGAACTAAATTTCCATCAGGATCATTAGTAACTAGATTTTCATTTTCATAAGATCGTCTTGCTTCTACACAGCCAGGAATATTAACAACAGGAAAACCCATAGGAGCACCCACAGGGACATTAGGAGTATTAATTTTTGGAGCGTTAATGATATAAGTTCTTACTGGTTCAATCCCAATAGAATTAACTCCTATTTTGGGAATCTCTGTCAAAACTTAGGCAATGCTGGAGGTGCAGCAGTAGGAAGAACAGGGCCAGAAAGATCTGGCATCTTTAATGATCCTGTTACTTGTTCAATCAATTGCTGCTTTAGTTTCTCTTGGTTTTTTTCATTTGTAATCCAGAAATAACCAAACACCCCACCTCCTGTGATCGCTGCCACAAGTACAAAAGAGATTACACTGATAATGTTTAGAATTTTTTGCATGATTAGAGACGCAATTTTAAAAGCTATTGGTCACACTAGCTTAATTTTAACTATTGGGCTTCTGCCTCTGTTTCCTCTGTATCTTGTGGGACAATCTCTTTCTGTTCAACAGTCTCAGATTGCTCAATGAGTTGCTGCTCTAAGATTTTTATTGCACCTGTTAACTCATGCAAAACAACAGTTAGCTTTTGCCTTTCAAGGCTAAGCTCTTCTATTTTTTTTTGAATCTCCATATTAGGAATAAACTTTTTTACCTGTAACGATTGCAGCATCTATGGCTGTAAAACTTTCAGTTGTCCAGATAGATGTACTGCCATCTACTTTTTTATACGCCTTGATTAGTTCAAGGTGATCTACGTTCCTTTGAATTCGTTCTTTCCACTCGGTTTCTGTTTCATTGTCTGTTTTTTCTGTATCTGTATTAATCAAAGTGACGCTATCACCAGCAGCAGCAAAAATTGCTGCTATCTCTTCTGCTGTTCTTTCTTCCATGAAAATAAAAGTGAATGGTTAAAGTCTACCCTGCTTCGAGGGCTGTGACTTTTGCGGATAATTCTTGTATTGCATTTACTAAGACAGGAACTAAATGTTCTCCTTTATATTTAAGATGTTCAGGTGTTTCATTATCAATAATAACTGGATTATCACCCTCTAATGCCATAACGTCTTGAGCAACAAAACCATAATGTTGAGGGCCACTTTTTTCATCACTTCCTCTATCTTTTCTCATCCAATAACTTTTAGGTGTAAGATTATTGACAAAATCAAGTCCATGTGGAACAGTACCAAAGTCTATTTTATCTCTTTCGTCTGATGTAATTGTCCAGTCAACTTTAACGTATGCATAATCAATATTATGATGACCAACCATTAATCGATCAGATTCAGTAGTTACATCAAATAATCTTGTACCAATTGCAGTAGTATCTCCAAGAGATACATTTCCATTACCAGTAGTTAGATTTGGTAGAGCACCATAACCCAAAGCAAAATTATCATCACCTGTTGTTACTTTTGTATTAGTTTCACCACCTATACATACATTACGTACACCAGTTGTGATGTGATCGCCTGCACCGTAACCTATAGCAGAATTAGCTCCTCCAGTAGTTACTCTCATCAATGCAGTAGAACCTACAGCATTATTTCCGTTACCAGTAGTGACTGCTTCTAATGCTTTATAACCTACAGCATTGTTATTTTCAGCCGTTGTATTAGCTAATAAAGCTGAAGCACCAACTGCTGTGTTTTGAGTGCCTGTTGTGTTTACAAGTAAGGCAACACTCCCAATAGCAGTGTTATTATCTCCTGTACTATTAGTACCTAAAGCACTAGCCCCTACCACGGTATTTGACGTTCCAGTTGTGTTTGCGTAAAGTGAATTATATCCAACAGCAGTATTATCACTTGCGGTTGTATTTGCAATTAATGCACCTGTACCAAGAGCAACATTTTTAGATCCAGTTGTGTTTGCACTTAAAGCACTTACTCCGATAGCACAATTATTAGCACCAGTTGTGTTCC